TATTCAGATGATGTGCTTGTTGCGCATTGGATGGATTGGGCTAATGGCAATCGTGACATTCCAGCGATGTTGATGACGTTGTTTGATGTGTGGGTGTTGAAGTCGCCATCGTTGGATCAGGTAGCAAATATCGCTTCTTGGGTTCCGATTGACCATGCGCCTTGCCCGCCTGAAGTGATTGCTTGGTGCAAGCGTCCTAATGTGAAACCGATTGCGATGTCTAAGTTCGGTTTGCAAATGTTGCAGAACGCTGGTGTTGATGCGATGTATGCGCCTCATGCGTTTGAAAAAGTTTTTGCTCCGACACCGAAGTTGGCTAATAGTCGTGGTGAGATGACAGGTCGTCAACTCATGGAGGTTGACGAGGACAGGTTTGTTGTCATGATGAATGCTGCGAACAAAGGTCAGAATCCTTCACGAAAATCTTTTGCTGAGAACATTCTGGCGTTCGCTATCTTCGCTCAAGATCGTCCTGATGCTTTGCTGTATTTGCATACTGAGCGTGATGGTGCGATGGGTGGAATCAACTTGGCTCATCTTCTTGATGCGTGTGGTGTGAAGCCTGAGCAATACAAGATTGTTGACCCTTACGCTTATCGGACTGGTTTCCCTCAGCAGGCATTGGCTGCGCTGTACACAGCTTCAGATGTGTTGCTGGCTTGCTCGATGGGTGAGGGTTTCGGTATTCCTGTTATCGAGGCGCAGGCTTGCGGTACGAGGGTCATCGTTTCTGACTATACGGCTCAGCCTGAGTTGGTTGGGGCTGGGTGGGCTGTGGACATTCAACCGTTCTGGGATAGCCATCAACGGTCATGGTTCTGCACCCCACAGGTACCGTCCATCGTGGATGCCCTGATACAGGCCTACGAGGCTCCTAGAGGCGTGTGCCAGGAGGCTGTGGACTTTGCAAGCCAATATGACGCTGATGCCGTATTTGAGAGCCATTGGAAGCCAATCATGAAGGAGTTGTCGGAATGGTGCCAGTCATCATCATCCCCGTCCTAAACAGGTATGACCTGCTTGACAGGTGCCTTCGGTCGATTGACTATCCGGTTGAAACCCTCATCATCATTGACAATGGTGGACAGTCCACGTTGCATGATTGGCCTTGGGTCATTGACCGTCGAATGGTCAAGAACTATCACGTCTGGTCTATGCCCACCAATCTTGGTGTTGCTCCATCATGGAACATCGGTATCAAAGCAACACCTCACGCTGACGGTTGGATCATTCTGAACTCTGATGCGTTCTTTGAGCCAGGTCAATTAGAAGTTTTCTACAACGACTGCAAGCCTGATTCGGTGACATTGACTGAAGCTCAACCTGGTTGGTGTTGTGCATGGATTGGTTCTGAGGTTGTTGCCAAAGTTGGGTTGTTTTCGGAATGTTATGTTCCCGCCTATTTTGAGGATAACGATTTTCAGGAACGAGCTAAACGCCTCAATGTTGAGTTCTGGACTTCTGATGCTGGGGTCATTCATGACAACTCTTCTACTCTTTTATCTGCACCAGAACTACAGGAAAAGAATGCGAAAAGTTTTGCTGCCAATGGTGCGCTTCATGCGATGCGATGGCAGTCAGGTTTACCTGATGCAGGTCATTGGGATTTAACACGACGAAGGGAATTGGGATGGGACTAGAGGACTACAACCTTCTCCACGAAGGCGAAACAATTTATGTCATCGGGTCAGGCGCAACCCTTGACTATCTGTCACCTGATTTCTTTGATGACAAACTCAGCATCACAGTCAATTTCTCTGGGTCAGTTTTCGGGATGAAAAACTATTACTGCTTCAGCCATTATCACGGCGACGCAGTTCATGAAGCTCGACTTGATGAATCAATCGCAGTCTTTACCCCGTTGCGTGAACATGGAACCGATGCAGAGTTTCAAGGCTTCATGCCAAAGATCGTGACGTTCCATACCCGCACCGGCAGACCAGGTGTGTCGTTCAACCCGCATGACAAGGATTGGCCTGTTGAGTATGACCAGTTGACTATCGGGTCTTCAAGCATTCATGGGGCGATGCACTTGGCAGCATATATGGGCGCAAAGTTCATCGTGCTGGTTGGGGCTGACTGCGGTTCGCTGGGTGGCAAGGACAGGGTTGATGGTTATGTAACTGGCGATACTCATTGGGCTTTATATGAGCAACACCTTCGAGCGATGAAGCAACGGTTGTGGGATGTGTATTCCTGTCAGGTGTATTCGTTGAACCCGTTTGTGAACTATTCCCTTGAGGGTGTGAAGTATCGTGGTGCTGCGTCAATCAACTAGAATCGGAACACCATGACCATCACGAACGGTTACGCCACACGCAATCAAGTTAAAGCTGCTTTGCGTATCGGCACAGCTGACACCATTGACGACGACCTGATTGATAACTGTGTTGGTGCAGCGTCACGCCTCATTGACGGATATTGCAACCGTCGCTTCTGGTCTGCTGGAACAGTAACCCGTGTGTATCAAGCAGAAGATTCCTTCTACTGTTCCATTGACGATATTGCTGGAACGGCTATCACGTTGAGAACTTCATCGTTTGCTGATGGCAACTTTGATGTGACATGGACTGCAACTGATTACCAGTTGGAACCGTTGAACGGAAACCTTGACGGGTTGACATGGAGTTACGACAAGATTCGTGCTATTGGCGATTACCTGTTCCCAACGGTGAACGCTAACTATGGTGAGCAGGCTTTGGTTCAGGTTACTGCTGTTTTCGGTTGGCCTGCAATCCCTGAGCCAGTAACTCAGGCAACGATCATTCAGGCTTCACGCATCTTCAAACGCTACGACTCGCCACTTGGGGTGGCTGGGTTTGGTGACTTGGGTGCGATTCGTGTATCTCGATACCTTGACCCTGATATGGCTCAGTTGGTTGAACCGTATCGTCGTATGCGGATTTACGCATGAGTTATTCAGTCACAGACATCAAGACTGGTCTCGCTAACGCTTTAGCAACTATTCCTGGTTTGCGGGCTTACGCCCAGCAACCGGACAATATCAATGCTCCGTTCGCTTGGCCTATGTTGGATTCAATCACCTACAACGGGGCGATGCGTGGTGGGTTGGTGACCCATATTTTCGTGGTGTCTGTTGTTGTGGGTAGGTCTGCGGAACGTACAGCCCAGACTGCTTTGGATGGGTTTCTGTCCTATGAGGGTACGACTTCTGTTAGTGCAGCGTTGGAGGCTGACCGGTCTTTAGGTGGGGTGGTGTCAAATCTGTTGGTTGAGTCTGCCTCCAATATCTCCACGATGGATGGGAACGATGCGACTTACCTGATGGTTGACTTCCGTGTGGTGGTGTACGCTTAGTCTGTTGATTCGTCGTCCTGCTGGCGTGTATAGTTTCATTAGTTAATCTTCGAGTGCCGTGAGGCAGGAGTATCAAATATGGCAAAGCAAGTTCTCACAAACGTAGCGGTTACCTTCGGCACAGCAAACACCGATATCACAAGTTACGTAGCATCAGTAACACTAAATCTGTCAAAGGCAGAAGTTGCTACAACTTCATTCGGCTCATCTGGTGCAGTAACTCGTGTTGCTGGTCTTGCAGACAACTCCATAACTCTTGAGCTGCATCAGGATTACCCAACGATTGAGAAGTTGTTCTACGATGCTTGGAATGCTGGTACTTCAGTACCAATGACAGTCAAGCCAAACGGAACTGGTTCTGCTTCGTCTTCAAACCCACAGTACGCATTCAATGTTCTTCCTGTTTCTTGGACACCTGTTGCTGGTGCTGTAGGCGATCTTGCTACTGCCTCAGTAACGTACCCAATCGATGGTGCTGTAACTAAGACTGGTACCGGCGCATAACTTTTCTTTAACAACCCTTACCTGCGGAGGTAGATAATGAAGATAGCCCTTGAAGTTACATCGGCATTGGATCAGAAGACTCGCACAGTTATTGCTGCGTTTCCTGACTTCATCGCTTTTGAAAACAAGTTCAATCGAAGTGTTGCAAAGTTTGAAGCAGAACTAACGCTCACAGACTTGGCCTACATTGGTTGGCACTCTGAGCATCGTCAAAAGAAAACTGGTTTAGATTTTGATTCATGGATTAACGACATTGAATCATTAGCGATTGGTGACGCTGATCAAGCTGTGATCGTCCCTTTGGAGACCAGTCAGCCCATTGGATGATTGCATACCTGTCTGTTGAGACAGGTATCGCACCATCGGTGTTGCTGGCAGAAACCCCTCGAATGCTATTTACAATGCTGGCTTATTTACGTTGGAGAGCAATTCATCTAAACAAGTAGTCTTTTGATATGGCGCAAGCATTCGGCAGAGCAGGAGAAGTTTCAATTACTGGTGGCAACGATGCCATTGAAATTGTTGGCATCAATAAGTTTCTCCGTGATGCTTCTAGAGCGAATCAAAAGTTTGACGCTGAAGCTCGTATCGCTGCTGGAAAAGTTGCAGAAAACCTTTTAGCCAAGACCCAAACTGAGGCTGGTTCGGTGACTCGTAATCGTCAGGCTACCGAGGTGATGAAAGGAATGAAGGTTGGCAAAGATCGAATCCCTAAACTTTATTTAGCAAGCAAATCTAGTTTTGTTTCAAAGTCCAATCCGAACAGGAATCGTAAGCGTAAGGTGACCAGAGGTGATGTGTTCTTTGGTGCAGAGTTCGGTGGTGGCAAGTTCGGCAAGGGGGCGAAGACCTCTGCTGGCGCAAGGTCGGTAAATAAAAAGGGTGAGTCCCGTGATGGGTATCGCAAAGGTGGCGGGTACACCAGCCAGTTTCTTCGCCATCGTGGCAGGGCAGGATATTTCTTTTGGCCTACTGTCCGTAAAGAAAAAGAGAATATAGCCAGGGAATATCTGAACGCTATTGAGAAGGTGTTGAAGACCCTTGACGATAATGCTTGACTTAAGCTGAGTTTCCTGTACCCTTCTAGGAGGAGGGGTTATGGCAGTTCTGTTCAAGAATGTGAAGTCTATTTATCCGAAGCCGTTGGCTTCGTCGTGGGAGCATCTCAAAGAGTTGTTGTCATTTCATGAGGAGAACTCAGTCAAGCAGGCTGGGGCGTTGTGGTCTCCGGTTGAGTATGACTCTGGCACTACCAGAGGTAACAATAACGTCAGGTTTGTTGAGGCGTTGGTTGTGGACATGGACGGTGAAGCCTTTGATGATGCTCGACTAGACGGTTTGGAATGGTTTGCCTATTCCACCTATTCGCATCGCTTGGACGATCCTCACTATCACCTGGTCTTGCCGTTAGCGGAGAAGGTACCTGCTTCGTTGTGGCGGGTGGTGTGGTCTGAGTTGCATGACCGTATTGGTTTGATTGGTGACCCTCAGACTAAAGACCCTGCTCGTATTTTCTATCTCCCTCAACACGCACCGGATCAGTCTTTTGAGTTTCATGAGGGTCATGGTGTGTTGTTGGATTCTTCGTTCAGGTTGGATGTTGAACCTGTCATCAATCCTGTGTCGCCTCGTTCGAAGCAGGTTCGTCAACCTCGTCAGCGTCGTGCTGGTTCAGAGATAATGTCTGAGGCTTGGTGGAATGAGCCTGTAGATATTTCTCGTTGGGATGGCCTGTCGGGGAAGGCTTTATATTCTGCGATGCTTGATGAGTTTATTGCTTTGCGGAATGGGTTGTCTGTTATTGAGTAGAATCTTCGCATGGCTGGTGAGCGCACGTTTGTTGTTAAGTTTATTTCTGACATTCTCGGTGCCACCAAAGGCATTAAAAAAGTTGGCGATGATCTAGGAACCCTAGGTAAACAGGTTGATACTGGGTTCGGTCAAAAGTTTAAGAGCGTTATGCCATCGTTCAAACAGTTTGCGGTTGCTGGTACCGCTGCGTTTGCTGCTGCTAGTGCTGGTGCCTATAAGGCAATCCAGTCTGCCTCTGACTTGGCTGAATCACAGTCCAAGGTTGGGGTGGTCTTTGGTGATTCCGCAAAACTTGTAAATGATTTTGCTAAGACTTCTGCGACTTCGTTTGGTATAACGAAGCAGGCTGCTCTTGAGGCAACTGGTACTTATGGCAACTTGTTCCAGGCGTTCGGTGTAGGTCAGGGTGAAGCAGCAACAATGAGTACAACGCTTGTCGCTTTGGCTGCTGACTTGGCTTCGTTCAATAACACAACTGTTGATGATGCAATTCTTGCTTTGCGTTCTGGTTTGTCCGGTGAAACTGAACCGTTGAAGAAATATGGTGTTGCCATTAACGATGTTCGGTTGAAGGAGGAGGCTCGCAACATGGGTCTCTATTCGGGAACTGGAGCTTTAAGCGTTACCGCTAAGACACAGGCTGCTTATGCTTTGATCCTTAAGGACTCGACATTGGCTCAAGGTGACTTTGAACGCACGAGCGGTGGCTTGGCTAACCAACAAAGAATCCTCAAAGCACAACTATCGGATGTGACTGCACAGATTGGTTCAGTCATGATCCCAGCATTCCTTGGTGCTGTGTCCTTCATCAACGATTCAATGCTTCCAGCCTTCCGTGATTTTGGTTCAGCTTTAGAAGAAGGTGGTCTGGCAGGAGGATTCGATTTCATCGCAACCAAGTTCAAAGAATCTGCACCTATGGTGTTAGAAGCTTTAGGTTCAATGATTACTCAGGCTGTTGAATGGATTGGCACATCAGGATTGCCGATGCTGTTTCAAGGTATCAATAAACTTGCTACGGCTCTGACTGGTTGGATTGAACCTCGAATCCCGATGTTTATCGGTAACCTCACCAAGTTTTTGATGGCTGGGTATGAATGGATTTATACAAAGGGCTTGCCAATGTTGTTGGATGCTGTACAGAAACTTGGTGATACGCTTGCCAGTTTCGTTGGTAAAGCTGAACGTCAACTCCCAGCACAGTTGGTGACGATGTTGGGAACTATCGGTGCATGGGTATTATCTGAGGGTATTCCAGCGTTGCTTGCTATGGGTACCAGGCTTGCTGGTTCTTTGGTTAAGTGGACTGTGACGATTGGTGCGCAGTTGATCGCTGGTTTGGGTGGGGCTGTGGTGGCTTTGGTTGCTGCGGTGCCTGACATCTTTGCTGGCTTTGTTAAAGGTATTGCAAACATCGCAGTCAATACAGTCAAGGGTTTTGTTGGCAAGTTTGGTGAAATGAAAAC